AAATAGATAAATAGATTAAATTATTTTTTGGAGAAAACAGGATAATGAATAGTTTTAATTGCAAGTATTGTCAGTTTGAAACCTCGCTTGAGAATCCGATTCATATGTGTCTGCCTGATGAGAGTAGGAATAAAGGGGTTAGGATTATCTATTTGATGAATTCGAGTCATGGTAAGAGTAATGATGTTGTGTATAGGAAGAGGTTTGGGAGTAGGGCGAAGAAAGGTTAGTTTGTAGTATACATCCGAAGCCTCTGCGGTTAGCAATGCTCAAATGTCGGATGTTTGAAAGTGGGGGATATCCCTCTGGAGATAGCATCTTCAGATCAGCCCCGTTCTGTTTAGGGATGGGGCTAGAATGCCGAGATGCCTGAGTGGTCGAAAGGACTCGTCTTGTAAGCGAGTATACAACATCACAGGTTCGAATCCTGTTCTTGGCTCTGGAAATTTTTTATTTAAGGGAGGTATCAGAATGCCGAGATCGAGACGCAACAAAAAAGCACTTACAACACAAACTGGAATGGAAGTGCATGAATCTTGGTGCAGGATGTGTGTCGGTACTCGTCCAGCTTCAGAGTTTTATCCTACAACTAATCCGAGGTTGGACAAGAACGGATTAATGAGTATATGCAAAGAGCATGTGACAGAGTTGTTTGAGAAGATTTATTCAAGCACGAATAATGTAAGTAAAACGATCTTTGAAATGTGCAAGTTGTTGGATACTTATTGGGATGAACGCGCGGTGGAAAGTGCTATACAGCAATGTGAAACACGAGGATGGGATAAGAATAAATTATATGGTGTTTATAAGAGTAAGTTGCTCGTGATTCATAGGACTAGCGTGACTGATACCGATGTTGATTTGAGTTATCAATATCCTACTACTGTAAATATAAGTAAAACCGAAATTGATGATAATGCTTTTGAGGGTGCTGCTCAAAATCTGAAAGCTTTTTGGGGTGATAAGTTTGAAGAGCAAGATTATGTTTGGTTACAAAACGAATACAATGATTGGAAAAGTAGACATGAAATAAAAACAAAAAGTCAAGAAGAACTTCTCAAAATGATTGTTTTGAAATCTTTTGATATTAGAAAAGCAAGAGACGAAGATAGAGATGCTTCATCTCTTGAGAAAAATTTTCGAGAACTTTTAAAGACATCTGGTTTGAGTCCGTTAGATATGAATGCTGCCGGAGGGGGAAAGAGTAAAGATTGTTTTGGAGTTTGGTTAAGGGAAATTAGTGAAAAACGTCCTGAAGAATGGGTGGAGGATAAGTCTGTTTATAGCGATGTAGATAATTTAGAACAATATACAGAAAAAAATATTAAATCTCCGCTAGTATCGCTTACAACTGGAAACAGGGAATTTACCGTTGAAGGAGATGAAATTGTTGAAGATGAGGATGGTGAATAATGCCTTCCTACGAGAACTATCAAAACGAATACAAAAAAAGAACTAAAAAAAAAGAAGATCAATTTTCAATGCCTCAACAGATAGTTCTTCCAAATGAAATTGATGAAGAATGGGAAAAGAGACTGATCGACTGGTGTACTTTCTATCGTAGGAATATTCACTGGTTCTGTTTTCACTACCTTGGGATAAAGTTACATTTTTTCCAGCGAGTTTGGATATATCTTATGTCCACTAGAGATTCGTTTGTTGCTATTGCGTCGAGAGCAGTAGGAAAAACATGGTTGGTCGCGCTACTGGCTTGTTGCAGAGCAATTTTATATCCTAAGTCCGAAATCGTTGTAGTCGCATCCACAAAAGAGCAAGCGGGTATCCTCGTGGAAGAAAAAATAAAGCAATTAATGGATATGTCACCAAATTTGTGCAGGGAAATATCCAATGTTGTTACAAATTTAAATAAGTGGCAAGTTGATTTTCATAATGGATCAGTTATAAAAATTGTTGCGGCAAGGGATTCCTCGCGCGGAAAAAGATCGACCTTTACTATTTATGAAGAATTTAGGTTGATTGAAAAAGAGGTTATTGATTCCGTAATTCGTCCTTTTAGTTATATACGTCAAGCTGGATGGTTAAGTAAACCAGAGTGGGCAAAATATGCTGAAGAATCCAAAGAAATTTTTATAAGTTCAGCATATCACAAGGGACTCTGGTGGTGGGATGAAACTAGAAAAACAATAAAAGCAATGCTCCGAGGGGAAAATGCTGGATTTATAGCTTTTGATGTTCGTGTTGCAATTGAACACCATATCAAGACAGTTGCTCAGATTCGTAAAGATTTGTCTAAGATGGATGAGATTACGGCACTTGAGGAGGTCTATAACATTCCTTGGGGCGAAAATTCTGATAGCTGGTTTACTCTTAAAGATATGAATCGGGCTAGAAAAATAGAAAAGGCATTTTATCCACAACGCAATGATGCTGCTAATTACAGTTCCCGTAAAAATGCCAATTCAATACAGAAAGTAGAAGGAGAAGTTCGTTTGTTGGCTTGCGATTTAGCACAACGCTCTGGCAGTAAAAATGACTTGTCAATAACTTGGTGTATTAGGTTGCTACCAACTCACAAGGGCTACTTTCGCGAAGTGTGTTATGGAGAAGCATTTTCGGGTGTCAACTCAATAAAGCAGAGTCTTCGTATTAAGCAGGTTTATCATGATTTTGATGCTGACGTAATTGTTTTAGATGTTGGTGCGGGTGGAGGTGGAATTCCAATTTACGATCAGTTAGGACAAATTACAAAGGATTCTGAAAGAGGGTTGGAGTATCCGGCAATGACAATTATGCCTCATTTTTCAATTGAAGATGCTGTTTATGAAGAACTAAAAAATAGAACTTTGGGTATAAATGCTTTACCAGTTATTTACTGTATTTCTGCTAACGCAAAGTTAAATTCTTTGATGGCGGTTGATATGAAAGATAAGTTTAAGAAGAGATTAGTTGGTTTATTGGTTGATGAAACGAGAGCAGAGGATTATTTAATAAAAACGAAGGCGGGAGATTATATGAGAAATGATGATATTACCGCTAAGTCGTTTTATATGCAACCTTATACCCAATGTTCGCTCTTGGTAAATGAGGCGGTGGGATTGGCAGGTGTTTTATCTGCCGGAAATGTTAAGTTGGTTGAGAGTCCCGGCGCGCGAAAGGATCGTATAGTTGCATTGATGATGGGGAGTTATTATGCATCCTTTTTAGATGGGGAACTTTTGAAAGATAATGATGGACTTTCAGATTTGGATGCAATACTAGGAATAACGATGATCCTCTGAAATTATGGGGTTCGCACAGAGAATAGGGTAGCTCCCGAAAAGTACAACTCCGAGTACTTTTCTCTGTGCGTTTTTATAAATCGGAGCTATTTGCGGAGAAATAGGAGCAAATGTGAAGTTTATTGATTTGACTAATGAAAAATTTGGGAAATGGACTGTTATAAGATATTTGGGACATGACAACGCTGGTAAAAATGTTTGGGAATGTGAATGCGAATGCGGAAACATTTCTTCTGTCATTACAGGAAACCTAACTTCAGGGAAATCAACCCAATGCTATGATTGTGCTAGAAACGGTCAATTTGTAGATTATTCGGGAATGGTATTTGGAGAACTTGTTGCTATTCAGTTTGACCAAAGAATTGATGGCAAAAGTTATTGGATATGCCAATGTTCTTGTGGAAAATTAAAAAAGTTGAAAATAGAAAGTGTTGTTACTGGACATATAAAAACCTGTGGACACAATTTTGGTAAATCTAGAGTAAAAGTAGGGGATGCTTTTGGAAAACTAGAGGTTATCAAGGATTTGGGAAGAATTGGAGAAAAACATGGTTTTTTATGTAGGTGTGAATGCGGAAAAGAAACCATATCAACAAACTCTGATCTTCTTGGGGGAAGAAAATCTTCTTGTGGATGCTTGTTATCTAAGGGAGAGAACTTAATTGCTGAAATTCTCGATTACTATATGATATATTATGAAAGGCAAAAGACTTTTAAAGAATGCTTTTATAAAGCGTTGTTAAGATTTGATTTTTTTATTCCCGATTACAATTTGGCAATTGAATTTCAAGGAAAGCAGCATTATAAGAAGAATTGTTTTAACTTTGATGGATATGATGATTTTGAAGAAGTTCAAATTCGAGATCAAATTAAAAGAGACTATTGTGCTTCCCACAACATTAAACTCATCGAAATTCCTTATTGGGACTTCCCCAACATATCCACAATCCTCACACAACAATTAAACCTACAATAAACAAACAAAATAACAATAAACAAAACTAACCTCAAACAATTAAACAAAACTAACCTTAAACAAAACTAATCTTAAACAAACAATTATTATTATCAAATCCCCTCCCTATTTCTAATCATAAACAGACAGATCGAGGGGATTTTGTGTTTATAAACTTAAAACGTTTCACCTTATAACCACAAACAAAAATTTAACTACAAAATAAGGAGGAAATTAAACATGACAGTTATTTATCGACAGGGACAAACTCCCGCATATGTTATTGAATCGACAGATATTGATGTAGAAACTGGTGGTGTACCAACTTGTATAATTAAAGGCGCACTCGTCTTCAGTTGGGATGACGGAAAGTGGTATGTTATTGATAATGATCTTGTTCTTCAAGATTACACTCTCCCCGTTGCTGTCACAATGTCAGCCTCGGATATCGAGATTGGTGCGGTAGAGATAAAAAATTCGGGTGATGATACTCGCGCAACAGTCGGAGCAAACGGTTTATATGCCGACGTTCGTGCTCTACCTGCTATTCCTGCTGGCGAAAATCATATCGGTATGATAGGTGGTGTCTCTGTCCAAGTAGACGTTACCCCAACCCTCACAGTTCACGCCACTTATGTAGCGAATGACTATGTAGGTACTTCAGGAACCCCAATGACTTTTGCTAATGCTGCTCGTGTTAACGCTGGAACTGGTGTTGTTGTTGGTGCTGTTTTAGTCGATGCTGCTCTTCAATCAATTGCTGGTGAATTGTGGCTATTTGATACCGCTCCAACTCCTCCGAATGATTCTGCTGCTTGGACTATCACGGATGCTGAAGCAGCGAAGTGTATTGGAATTATTCCTTTTGGTGGTACTACCGCTCCATATTATGCTTCAGCAGCGAACAGTGTTTGCCCCGTAGGGGGATTGAGTATTTTGTTTAAAACGGGTGCTGCTTCCAAAGATTTATTTGGTTGTTTTGTAACTCGTGGTGCTCCTACCTATGCGAGTGGAGATTTAACTTTCAGATTAAGAATTTGGCAAGATTAATTAGAAGATTAGGAGGTTATATAAAATGCCTAATCTTTTAAGATCGAGATCGTTGATTGGTTTGATGAGTAAGAAGAGGGATACGACTCCACCAACCGTAATTATTACGTCCACTGAAACGAGTCCGAGTCCGACGAATCCAATACCGCTTACTTTTACTCTCTCAAAGGTTTCTGTTGATTTTGCTATTGGCGATCTTACTATAGGCGCAGGTGGAAGTATTGGAAATTTTGCAGGTTCAGGTACAAGTTATACTGCTGATTTAACAGTTGCTACAGCAGGAGCAACAATTACTGTTGATATAGCGGCAAATAGTTTTCATGATGTATCTGGAAATGGCAACACGGCGGCTACGCAATTTAGCATCACATCATCCGTTCAACTACTGGATAACTTCACGACAGCCGCGGGTGCGCCATTATCTTCTCCGCACACCTCTGAGCCAGGGCCAGGAACAATTACGCTGACCGATCCCAACAGCAAGAACACAATTGCAGGTGGGGTTTTCAAAATCAATACGGATACCGCTAACAACGTCAGAGGCTTCTTTACCCCTGCCTCTGCGCTTGTAGCTGGACGGGCTTATTTCGTCAATGTGATCGCGAAGGCTGGCGGGCAGGACATCAAACTTGGAACAGTCTTTGAGAATGGTGCGGGCGGGTACATGGAGCCTAGCGGGTACATGGCCGACCCAGGTGGCAATATTGGTAACATTGTTTCAGGGTTGGGGAAGTATGGGTTTGTTCGCACGACTG